CATGTTTGTTTGCGAATGCGTTCGCTATATGCTGAATTGAACATTTTTGTGTCCTGTTTTAATAAATGTTTTTGGATTGGAGATGAACTCCATCTTTTTAGTTACTGGATGTGTAATGTACGTTTTACCGTCCATTGTTGTTTTAATCATTTGCTTACGCAAATTTTGAAGTATTTCTGATTTAGGAATCATCGTCTACTCCCGTAAGACTTTTTCTTACCTGCTCGGTAAGATTTTTCTTTAGGTTTATTAGATTTATGAGGATCTAATGAAACTGGATTATATTGCTCAACCATATCAAAAAACTTTGATATTTTCTTTTCAACTTGTTCATAAGTTTGTTTAGCGGTACTAACCATAGCAGAACCCGCTTTTTGTATTGCTTCAGGTGAGAGATATTTTTTAGCTGTATCTGAAACTTCAGTAGCCAACTCACCTTTAGCAGCGCCTAATCCTAATGCTGTAGTTTCTGTCTTAATTTTTTTTGTTTGAGCGTTAACATTGTTAATTTGTGCAGCAGTCATTGCTGCGTTTTGAACTGCTTGTCCTAACATAGCTTTTTCGTTTTGCATAGTTGCTGACGCCCCTTGAGGGCTTGATGCAGGACTACCTAACGCAAGTATGCGATTTAATCCTGCTTTTTTTAAGTCTGATGCACTACGTTGATATGCAGAACTTGACATACGTTCCTGAAATGCCATTTGTTCTCGTGCAATTTTAAGGTTGGCGCGGTTGGCCGAAGCCTGACCGCGTGCACCTATTAATCCACCTAATATGTTACCGCCTGCGCCTATCGCTGCTGAAATGGGGTCCATATTTAACTCCTTAGAAGTGGTCTATCATGCCCGGTGGTGAGAATACCGGCATTGGTCTAATACTCGTATAATTAAAGTATGCGTCCATAATAAAATGTGGTTCGCTTGGTACTGCAATACAACGGTCTAATGGTGTATTACTTTTTATAAAAGTATCGCCTAATGTTGGCGTATTAGCAAAATCTTCTGACACATGCCATGCGTCTAATGAACCGCTGGCGTCTGAACGGAATAATCCTGTTAATTGTGAACGTTTATATTTGTACTCTGCATAACGTTCTTGATAGCCGAAAACTTCTTCGTCTGTTGCTGTACCTGAAACAAAAATTTCTTTGTTTAGTACTGCTTGTTCGCCTAAATGTGCAAATGTTGGGAAAAAGAAATCATATTGCGTTTCTCTTGACCACATTTTATCTAGGCCTTGCTGATATGTTAAATCAGCTCTTACATTGGCTAATCCAATGATATACCCATGCTCCGTAAAACTCTTTGTAAATCCTGAATTATTCTCTGAAGCTGTTCCGAATGCTGAGAGATTACCCTGAGGAGATGTAGCGTCTGTGCTTGACTGTTGAGCAACTGGGTGGATGTTGACCGGTGTGCTACCGCCACCGAGGTATTCCGGACGTTGTAATCTAGAATCTGGACTTGTGACTCCAAAATGAGCTTTGACTTTTTCAGTGTAGCGCGTTCCTCCTCGCGCATCTCTTTCAAGAAAACGCTGAATCTGGAATGCTTGTCGCCAGTCGTTGATGCTGGCTGATGTTGCTTGTGCAAGGTCTGCATATAACATGTCCTCATCTGGTATAGAATTAAGTGTACCGCCTAATCTAATGGCATCAGTAGAATGTGCTACATCTTGTCTCATATATTTTTTATTAGTGCCTGAATAAAGACCTAATGTGTCATTTGCTGATGTTGAAGTGCTAACTGATAAAAATGCTTTATCACCTAAAGGTACTTTTACTTCATCACCTTTTTGTGCAAATGGTAGACATGATGTGAAATAGTCGTGTCGTTTGCCACGTGAGACTAAATCCCAACTTTGAAAATCAACATTAGCAACAATATCATCTGTATCATCTTTTTTTACTCTTGCTGAATCTTGTAAATTTTGGTCTCTAAACCATTCATCATATATTAAATAATAAGCACGAAACGGCAATATATTAAATGTTTGTTGTTTTTCAATAGGTAAACCAAAGTAATCACCTAATTTACCACTTTGTATTATACTACCATTAGAAGCAACAGTGCGTGCAGGAATTACATAGTCTGTAGAATCTCCGGGATTATCTTGTTCGCCAAAAAACTTGGCGTAATTATCCCATACTAACCGCATTGGTACGAAAAAATAAAATGTATCTAAATACATGTTATCCATAATGGGATTAATTGGTGTTGCTAAACGTGCAAATATATTTGTGTTTAGCTTGTGAGTGTCCCCTGGTAGAACTTCATCTACCAGAATAGGGACTAACTTATCGACATCGAAAGTTGTTTTTAAACCATGTGAGCGGTTAAATGTAGAACGGTTAATATCCGCTCTTGGTACTTGGGAC